TGCCGCAAGCGGCACCCCTGGCCTCCGCTCTGCGCCCGCCTCCGAAGGAGGCGGTAACGTCCGGAGCCGTGGCGCTAACGGCCGAAACCGACCGGATGCCGGCCGAGGTGCCGGCATGGTCAACCGATGTCTTTGCGTGGGGGCTCGAGGAGCCGGCCGATTGCGACGTTTGGCCGCGAATCTCGACGGCACCTCATCCGGAGGCGGTCGGCAGCTACGGCAAACGCTTTTGCGAATGGGCCGAGCGGCAAGGTGTCACCTTGCGATGGTGGCAAAAGCTCGCCGCCTTTCGAGTGCTCGAGCACCGGGCCGACGGTTCGCTTTGTTGGCAAACACTTTTGCTCTCGACCACTAGGCAAACCGGCAAGAGCTTTCTCTTGCGGTGGTGGTTGCTCTGGCGAATGAGCGCCGGCGCGGGCGGGCTCTTTGGATCGGCAACCGATCCGGATACGGTGCTGCTCACCTCGACTCACCTCGACGTTTCCCGCGAGGTGTGGCGACCGGCGACCCTATGGGCGAAACCTCAAGCCGGTTGGGTAGTGCGCAACGCTAACGGCGAGCAACGCATCGAGCATCCGAACGGCACTCGATGGCTCGTGCGGGCGGTCTCGCACGCCGGCTACGGTTTCACCCTCGCGATGGCCGTTGTCGATGAGGCGTGGGGAGTCGAGAGCAGCGTTGTCGATGATTCGCTTTCGCCGACGCTCATCACCCGGCAATCGCCGCAACTCGTGATCGTGAGCACGGCGCATCCGGAGGCGACGCCGCTCGTGCCGAATCTGCGCAAGACATTGCTCGCGCAACTCGAGGCGCCGACCGATGCGCTCTTGCTCGAATGGTCGGCGCATCCGACGCGCGAGCTCGATGACGAAAACGGTTGGCGCGAGGCGTCGCCGATTTGGGATGACAAGCGGCGAGCGTTTCTCTTGAGCAAATGGCAGAAGAGCAGCGAGGCCGGCGGCGAGTCTTTCGCGGCGCAATGGCTCAACCGATGGCGCTCGGCCTCGAGGCTCGCGCTCTCCGATGAGCGATCGTGGGAGGCGCTCAAGGTCACCGGCCTCGAGGTGCCGGCGCTCGTGCCGGTCACCCTCGCGCTCGAAACGATCTCGGGCGGCGGTGCCACGCTGGTCACCGGATGGCTCGATGAGGCGGGCACCGTGGGCCTCAAATGCGCTCACCGGCTGCCGCTCGTGCGAGCTCTCACGATGGCGCATGACATCGCCGGCGCTCACCCCGGCTCGAGGCTCATGCTCGGCGCCTCGCTCGATCGGATGGTGGATCGCGGCGCTTTTCCCGGCGATGTCGAGCTCGCCGGCGTGCGCGAGACCCGGCAAGCGACGGTGCTCTTTCAATCCCTCATCGCCGAGGGCAAGCTCGCTCATGACGGCGATCCGGTGCTCGCCGCGCAAGTAACCGGCGCGGCCGTCGTCATGACCGACGCCGGCACCGTCATGAGCGGCACCCGCTCACCCCTACCGATCGAGGCCGCTCGCGCTAGTCTTTGGGCAGCATGGTCGCTCGTGACTAAGGGCAGCTCCGAGCCGGCAATCTATTGAGGGAGCGGCTCGATGGCATGGTGGACACGCACGAATCACAATCGCCCCGGCGGCGACATTCTCTTGAATGACCCCGACGGTTGGATGATCGAGCGTCCCGATTTGCATTGGCTCGGGCCTGACACGCTCAATCAACTACTCGCGCAAGGCCGAGCGGGCACCGGTTACGCAAACGATGAGGCAGCGTGGGGCACCCTCGAGCAAGGCGGCGGCGGATTCCCGGCAATCACTCGAGCGACCTCGCTCATTTGCGACACGCTCGGCGGCGTGCCGATGGAGGTTATTCGCGGCCGCGAAACTCTCGCCTCGCCGCGATGGCTCGCCGATCCTCAACTCGCTCGCCCCGATGAGCGGATACCGGCGCACAACGCACGCGGCACCGGCATCGCGCCGCTCTCCGGCGTCGCCTTTTGGACGCAAGCCTTTGTCTGCGCTCTTTGGTACGGCGACGCTTTCATTTGGGTGCCGCAAAGAGACCTCACAACCGGGCAGCCGATCCCGCCGATTCATTCATTGCACCCGCTGCTCATCGACGTGCGAACGCCTTTCGAGGCGTCACTCAATACCGATTCGAGCGACCGGCCTCCCGGCTATTGGCTCAAGCTCGGCGATGGCACCTTTCAACCGTTGCCGATCGAGCAAATCATTCACGTTCGCGGCATGGCGCCTTATTGGCTCGGCCGTGGCAGAGGTGCGATCACCGGGCACCTCCGATCGTGGGATGAGGCAGCGCAACAGAGGAGCTACTCGACCGGCATTTTCACGGCCGGTATTCCGGCCGGCTATCTCAAGGTGAGCTCGCCGAATCTCACCGAGCCGCAAGCCGATGCGCTCCGCGCAAAATGGGAAGAGAAACACGGCACGCTCACGCAACGCTCGATCGCGGTGCTCAACTCGACAACCGATTTTGTGCCGGTGCAGCTCCCGCCGGAATCGGCGCAACTCTCCGAGGGCAAAAAATCGGCGATCCTCGATGTCGCAAATGCGTTCGGCGTCGAGCCTTACCTTTTGGGCCTGCCGGCCGACGGTCTCACTTATCAAAACGTCGAGGCTCAGGGCCGCTCATTTTTGACCTATTCGATTTTGCCGTGGGCACGCCGGCTCGAGAGCGTGCTCGACGCCGAGTTTCCGCTCGGCACAACCGTTCGCCTCAACCTCGAGGGATTAGCTCGAGCCGATTCGGCCGCTCGAGTTACTTACTACACGGCCGGCCTCGATAAAGGTTGGCTCACAATCGATGAGGTACGCCGAGCCGAGGGCTTACCTGATCTCGCAACCGTGGCACCGGCACCGGTTGCGCAAGAGACCGCGCTCACGGCCGGCCGCACAACGGAGGCAAACAATGACGGCTAGGCAGACAACCGAGCTCGCGACATTCGATCTCGAGCTCCGAGAAACCGCCGGCATGGAGCAACGCATTGTGACGGCGATGCTCGTGCCCTACGGCGAAACCTCGATGAGCACCGAGCACCGAGGCGGCGAGCGATTCATTCGAGGAGCTTTCCGAAAGAGCGTCGCCGACCGAGCTCGAGCAAAGCGGCCGCTCTTGCTCTTCCGAGCTCACGATCACGGCAAGCCGGTTGGTAAGGCGCTCTCCCTCAAAGACACCGAGGCCGGGCCGCTCGGCGAGTTTCGCATCGCCGAAACCTCGGCCGGCAATGAGACTCTCGCCGAGCTCAAAGAGGGCCTCTTGCCGCAAGTGAGCATCGGCTTTCGGACCATTCGAGACCGGATGGCGGGCGGCGTGCGCGAGGTTGTCGAGGCTGCTCTCGCCGAGGTTTCGCTCGCGCCGATGGGTGCTTATGACGGAGCCGAGGTGCTCTCTCTTCGCGAGCCGGCCGGCGAGCTCGATCTCGCATGGGTGAGCCTGCCGCCGGCGCCGACGGTCGACCCCTCGCAACCGATCGGCCTATGGCGGTAGCATCACGCCTAGCGCCGCTCATCATGGCCGAGTCACCCTCGAGGCCGGCTCACTAAGGACCGAGCACCCTATGTCCCTAGTCACGCACGCATCGAGGAGAAACCGCGATGAGCAGCTATCTCAAAACTCTCATGGAAGAGCGCGAGGCACTAAGCGCCACCGTCGAGGGTTACGCACGCAAAGCCGAAACCGAAAACCGCGACCTCACCGATCCGGAAACCTCCGAGGTGAAAAGGATTCAAGAGCGTTGCGCTCAAATCGATGACCGGCTCTCGACGTTCGCCGGCGCTCAAGAGTCATCGGTGCGCTATGCCGATTTGATCTCGCGCATCGGTGGACCGAAAGCCGAAGAGCGCACGCCGGATTCGCCGGAGTCAACCGACATCGCCGGCGCTTTCATCGAGTCGAGGGCCTATCAGGATTGGGCTCGAGGCGGCATGAAGAGCTCGGGCACCGTCGAGATTCCGGCGATCTCGCCGCTCGAAATGCGGGCACCGATTCTCACCGGCACCTCGCCCGGCTCCGTTTTCATGCCACCGAAAGAAAAGCACTATGCGGCCGCTCCGCAAGATCAGCGACCGCTCACCTCGCTCGTGGGCAAGGTTGCCGTTTCGAGCAACGTCATCGATTGGGTCACCTATCCTGCAGCGGCGCCGCTCGCGGCCGTCGTGGCAGAGGGAGCCGCAAAGCCGGAGGCGACGCTAACCGCGACGCTCACGCCGGTTTCACTCGAGACCGTTGCGCATTACGTCCAAGCGAGCCGGCAGGCTCTTGAGGATTCGGCAGCTCTTCGCTCATTCATCGAGGGCAACCTCACGCGCGGCGTCGCCGACAAAATCGAGGCTCAGATTGCGGCAGCCGTGGCAGCGGCAGCGGCGTCGATTCCCGATGCCGTCGACGCAACCTCGCTGCTCGGCGCCATTCGCGTCGGAATCGGCAAGGTGCAAGCGGCCGGCTTTACGCCGAACGCAATCGCGATGAATCCGACCGATTACGCCGCGATCGATGTCGGCGTGATGGGCGGCACGATGAACGGGCCTGTCATGAATCAGACCTATTGGGGCCTACCGGTTGTGCCGATCGGTGCACTCGCGGCCGGCAAGGCGATCGTCGGAAACTTTACCGACGGCGTGACCTTGCTCACGCGCACCGGCGTTTCGCTTTATGTGAGCGACTCGCATGGTGACACGTTCCTAAGCAACGTCTTTACATTGCTCGCCGAGGCTCGCGCAAAGAGCCTAGTCGGGCAGCCGTCGGCGTTGTGCGAGTGCACGAAGAGTCCCTAACCTCGAGCTAGGCCGGCGGTGCGCCTTTCCCCCTGGTGCCCGCCGGCCGCTCCCTCGAGAGGAGGGTGAGCAATGTCCCTAGTTGCCGTTGCGGATTTGCGCAAGGTGCTCGACATTCCCGACACGATCGCAACCGATGCCGATTTGCAAGCCGTCATCGATGCGACCGAGCAAGCGGTTTTGCCGCTGCTCACCGGTGATGAGAGCGAGCACGCCGAGCACGCTAACTGCAAAGAGGCTTTGCTCGGCATGAGCGTGCAAGTGTGGCAGAGCCGGCACGCACCGGGCGGGCAGCTCGTGGGCATCGACCTCGCGCCGCAAGCGACGCCGCACTTACTAGGGCCGGGCCTCATTTTGCGATTCACCGGATTGCTCGGGCCGTGCACGCCTTACGGCGGCGCGGTAGTCGCATGACGGTTTCACCGATGACGGAGGCGAGGCGAGCGGTGATTACTGCTCTCGCGCCTCTCGGCGTCACGGTTTACGGCGCGCCTCCGGAGACCGTGACGCCGCCGGCGGTGCTGCTCATGCCGGCCGAGGGTGAATGGGCAAAGCAAATCACGTTCGGCAAAACGCAAGTGAATGTCACGGCGACGCTACTCGCCAGCTTTACCGGCACGAATGAGGCAGCTCTCGAGCGGCTCGAGTCGCTCGCATGGGAGGCACGCAAGGCGCTCGATTTGATCGGCATTGTTGGCTCGGTGGTTTCGCCGAGGCTTGTCAAAATAGGAGCGGCAGAGGTGGCAGCGGCAGATTTGAGCCTTGCCATTCACGTCACGAATGAGGAGTGAGGCAATGACAACCGCAATCACCGGAAAGCAAGCGACGTTCACCTATGGCGCGACCGCCGGCACGGCGCAAGTGACCTCGGCAAGCGTCGATGAGAGTGCGACAAGCGAGACCATTCAAACGCTCGGCGGCAGCGTTGCCGTGAGTCAAGGTGTCGAGTCAACCGTGAGCGCCGATTTTCTGTATGACGGCGACTCCGGCGCGACAACCGGTTTCTACGCCGCACTAAAAGCGGCGCTCGACGCCGGCACGGCGGGCACCCTCGAGATCGAGACCGGAGGCGGCACAACGCCGGCGGCATGGAGCGGCGACGCAATCGTGACCTCGCTCGGTGCCGAGATACCGGCCGACGGTGCCGTGACGTGCACGGCCGAGCTCACCATTAGCGGCACCCTCGATTGGGCCGAGGCGGTCGCATAACCGAGAGGCAGGAGCAGCGATGAAACTCAAGGTGCAAATCGAGCGCGAGGGAGCCGAGGCAAAAACCTTGCTCGTGTCGCCGCTTGCTTTCATTTATTGGGAGCGCATAAGCGGCCGCAAAATGAGCGACCTCTCGAGCGGCGGTTTGGGGATGCTCGACCTCGCGCAACTCACAATGGAGCAAGAGCGATTGCAAGGTGCCGAGGTGCCGGAAACCGTCGAGGAGTATCTCGCCGGCGTCGATGACCTAACGCCGGTGAGCGATGACCCTACGCAATCGGTCGAGGTGCCCTCCGGCGCACCCTGATCGAGATTAGTTGCGAGACCGGCGTGCCGCTCGCATCGCTCGAGCTGCTCGATTGGGATGAGGTAATGACTTACCTCGACGTTTTGAAAAGGAGAGGCGGGCGGTTGCGATGACAACCTCGAGCAGCTCGCCCGGCATCGGTGTCTCCGGCGATGTCGAGGGAGTGCGCGAGGCGATGAAAGTGCTCGCCGCGATCGAGCCGGCGCTCAAGCGGCAAGCGATGAAAGACATCAAAACGGCAGCCGAGCCATTGCGTGCCGCAATCGCGATCTCGATACCGGCCTCGGCGCCGCTCTCCGGCATGGATCACCGAGGCCGCACCGGTTGGCAAGCGAGCGGCGCACGCACGGTTGGCACAAAGTACGGCGGCAAACGCATCGCCGGCACTAACTCATGGCCGCTCGTGAGCATCCTTGTCAAAGGCGTTGCCGGCTCGATTTATGACATGGCCGGAGCGGGCAGCGGCGGCGGCACGCCGCAAGGCTCGGCTCTGATTGCCGGCCTCACCTCGCAAGGCGGCATCGCCTCGAGGGCCGCATGGCCGGCGGCAGAGTCACGCCTCATGACGATTCAAGCGAACGTCGCAAACGCTTGCCAAAAGGTAAGCGATGACGCATCGCGCAAGCTCGCGGCAGGAGGCACGCTCTAATGGCGATCGTCATTCCGATCTCGACAACCTATGAATCCGCCGGCATGGATAAGGCGAACGCCGACATCAAAGGCGCCGAGACCGGATGGCAAAAGGCCGGCTCCGCGATTCAATCGGCGGTGCTGCCCGCCGGCGTTGCGCTCGCTGCTCTCGGTGGCATTGCGATGAAAGGCATCGCCGCTGCCGA